GCCTGTCAGGTAGCCTGTACCCTGACCCTGAAGCACATCCCAATATATTCCAGGCTGACATGGCGATCCCGGTAAGGTCAAACCGAAATGTACCTTCGGACACGTTGCCGGTATTCGCTAATATATTTCAGGTGTATATCGCTAAATTAACGTCAGCCAAATTAAAACCTTTACGGCCGGTCGGCCGGCAGCCTTATGTCCGGGGAGAGTAAATAGATGGATATCAATGAGCACTTAGCCGTTAATGTTATGGGGTGGCGTAAAGCTTCTGTCAATCTGCTAACAAATGCAAAACCGAGATTTGGGGATGTTATAGATTGTTATTCCGATGATACTGGTGAGTGTAAGGTTCTTTTAAAAGACTGGAACCCTCCCGAAAACATAGAGCAGGCTTTTATGTGTTATCAATCGCTCATCCGAAAAGGGTACGAAGGCGAAATCAATTCCAGAACAAACACGCATGATGTCTATCTCTGTAAGCGCAATACGGGGTATTCTCTTAAAACATCAGTAGATTTATGTGACGCTCTTAGCAGTGCTTGCGCAAAAGCAACAGGATGGGAACCTAATGTCAGCTAAATTTTCAGAATTTGTACCGCCGCTCGGCGTATTCATCAGGATGCCGGTAGGGGCTTTCGTATTTTACCCTGTCGGGGAGTTCTCCGACAGCGCGAGCATCCTTAGTTACGCCAACCGGGCAGGCGGTAAGATCACCACCAGTGCAGTAGCAGGCGTGGAGACACGGTCGTGCGAAGTCACTAAACTGCTCAGATGTGAAGTCGTGGAGTCGGCGCCGGATCGGCTGACGCCTGGGCGTAAGGCTAATGATGAAGAGGTTTCTCGACCCGGCACGCTGGACTGCCCATGAGCACAGAACAAGCCGAAACCGCATTCAAAAGCCGCGGCTGGGATTACAGCCTCGATTTCAACGGGGGCGTGATTATTATCGACCAGACCCCGGAATTCAGGGCGAGTTATTGGCCGCGCACTGATCGGTTTACGGTCGTATTCAAGGGCGAACGATTGCGGGGCAAGAGATTAGGCACCTTGCTGAGTTTGGTAAATAAACGTAAGGCGATTTCAAGATGAGACAAACCAAGCTTGAATCCTCAATTGAAATATTTTTCAATTACCTGTCGGGGTTCTTGCTGGCATGGGCTGCTTACGCCTTTATCGTCATACCAGTACCTGGGTTTTCAGAATCGCCCTTTTGGGTGACTAGCTTTTTTACGGCCATTAGCATTGTCAGGTCATTTTTCTGGCGCCGGTTTTTTAACGCAGGACTGCATACGGCTGTACATAAAATTTTATCCAATTGGAGGCTACAACCATGAAAATTATCGGAATCGCAGGCCCTGCCGGGGCAGGTAAAACCACCGTCGCTGGTATGATCCAGCAGATGCAGCCAGGCTACGACAGGTTAGCTTTTTCTACGCCAATAAAAGAGATGCTTAGGGTTGGATTAGGCTTATCTGAGGCGCAGCTTTACGGCGACCAGAAAGAAGTAGCTGACCCCAGGTACGGCTGCACGCCTCGCCATTTAATGCAGACACTCGGTACTGAATGGGGCCGCAATATGATCAATCAGGACATTTGGCTCAACGCGACTATATCCAAAATCTGCGGCCCTACTGTAGTTGAAGACGTGCGGTTTTTTGGCGAAGCCGACTGGGTGCGCAAACACGGCGCTCTGCTACACGTAGCCCGCAACGGTTTAGTCACGCACCGGCACGAATCCGAGGCGGGGATACAGCCGGCTGGCGGGGATTATTTTATTAATAATAGTTTCGGTCTCGGTGACCTGGAACAGCAGGTTGAGAATTTTTTGGCGAGTTTGGATTTGGGAGAATAGCATGGCTATTAAAGACACAGAAAACCCAAAAGGATTCTTTTTCCACGACCACCCGGTCATACAGAAGATAGTAAGCGAACTTATAGCTGCGGACCTTGAGGGGTATCAGAAGCTTTTGGATGACTGCAAGCAGGCAGAGGAACAGCCTAAACCCTTTTGCCTGCACCACAGTGTTACGGCGAGCTACGAGCACGTCACTTGTAGAACCTGCGGAGCAGTGCGCACAGGTAGCCACGAAGACCGGTGGGGAGTAGCAAAATCCACATGGTTTAAGAATTTGGCTGAAGCTGAATTCTATAAAGAAAACGGGAGATTACCGGAATGACAACCTTAATAGCAATGTCAAGCCCGATTGAAAAATTCACTAAACGTATGAATGCCGATGAGTGCGAGTGGGATGGCGACCTAGTCGATTTTATTCAGACGGGCGATTTAGGCTTCTGTGGATGCGGTATGCCAGAACAAAATTTAGACTATATTCGAAAAGGTTTGGAGCATATAAACGAGACCCGCCCTGAAAGCCAGGAGCACGATGATTGGCACCCTGAATGGGTTAGCCGAGGGCATGAAATCTTTGGCAACGAAACTTCAAGATATTTCTTTTTCTATTGGGCGGACAAAGAGGAATTAACGGAACACGGCGGGTCTGTACCAGGGTGGCTTTCAGACAAAGGAAAAGAGTTGTTAGAAGTCCTGGAAATACTGCATTCTCGCGGCGACTTTGAAACAGATAAATGCCTACATAGAGAAGGCGTTACCCCTGGGTACGATCATGTCACTTGCAGGCAGTGCGGTGCGATTAGAATAAGTGACATACCGAAAGCTTGGGGACCGGCTGCAGGGCGGTGGTTTGATGATTTAGCTGCTGCCAAATTCTATAAAGAAAACGGGAGATTACCGGAATGACAACCTTAACTGACAATGAAAAAACTCAATTGCGCGCCCTTTTGGCTAAGGCTACGGGTGCAGGGTTTGAATTATGCCAAGATTCCGTGAGCACTCTGGTAACGATCGGGAAAGGCATGTTCTGGAGCAAAGAGCTTGATCAGGCGGCACGGTTTTTGGCAAATACGGCTGAGAAGGAAATGCAGGTGTTTAGCAATGAAAATTGTTTGGCTGAAGACGAAAGATTGCCACTAACCAAGGCTTTGGAATATATCGGCGCTAAAATCCAGGCGGACTGCCGATTAAAGATAGCTACCGACGGCGAGTTGGGTACAGTTATTCAGATGGACTTTGATAAGGCATCCTACCGCCTGGTCTACAAGGTGATGGAGATAGACTTCAACCGTAAATCTCGTCTAGACTACATTGCAGCATGGGCTAACCACACCTATGAAACTCGAAATGATGATTGGTCGGAATTGGATGGCGAAGCGAGAGCTAATCTCAGCCCTGTAAAGTTTTCGGAGTTTGAAAAGTATCGAGACGAGTTGAAAGCCAAAGGCCTAGTCTGGAAGGGCGTCGCCAAGGACATATTGCTTAACTACATTCAGCAATATGTTTAGGAGATTGATATGAATACCCCACTGACTCAAGGCTCAATAACTGCAATTCTCGCCCTACCCTTCCTTTTAGCAATTATGTGGGTGCTGGGTGTAGTGTGTTTCGGTCTCGGTTTACTTCTGCCTTACATGTTTCTTTCGGAAGAAACTGCTTTTGGATTTTGGAGGGTTGCTCTAATCGGTACACTGTTCAATTTATTTGTGGCTTTTATGTGTGTTCTACTGGTAGGGCTGGTGGAGCGACTTGAAATAGATATAGATAGATTGTATTGGGCGGCGCTTATTGAAATGGTTTTAATAGCGACCTACGCCGCGGGCAAAGCCCAAGGGTTTTCTTGGTGAGCCCTTTACTACAATGGGAACTTGACTGGATCGACGCAAATTCTGAACAGTACGACTCGACCCAGCACGCCAACTTGGTCAAGCACAACATAATGAAGAGGTATTTGACCAAGGAAATCCATAGCAGGCTGAAAGCCTCGATTGACGAATTGATTAGCAACTTAATGGTAACCAAAAATGAACTTTGACCAATACGCAAAAGAAATACACGCCCACAATGTGAAAGTAGGCTGGTGGAATCCTCCGCAGGACTGCCTGTTCCAGAAGCTACAGTTAGTCTCGACTGAGGTTGCTGAGGCGACTGAGGGTGAGCGCAAGAACCTGATGGATGACAAGCTGCCACACCGGAAGATGGGTGAGGTTGAATTGGCGGATGCTTTGATTCGGGTTTTGGATATTGGGGGACGGCTACAGCTTGTGTATTACGCATACGCCCCGACACACTTTTATGTGGACAATCCTCTGAACTCTATAGGGAAGCAGCACCTAGGTGTCAATGACGTGATGTGCAGCCTGGCTAGTTGTCTGGCTGATCTCCCTATATACGATGAAACTGACCATACATACAGCAGTCTGATCAACACCATCCTTCAAGTCGCCGATAACCAGGGCTACGACATCGAATCTGCTATGAATGAGAAAATCGAATTTAATAAAATTCGTAGCGACCATAAGCCTGAGAATCGGGCGAAAAAGCATGGGAAGGGGTTTTGATATGGGCTGGCTTAAGCGGCTATTCAGCGAAACTTTCTTTTTCGTTAACGTGCTGATAGCAGTGCTCTGCCTGTCTGCTGCGCTTCTGCTGGCCCAAGCAATATTTAAATTTTGAAACCCAGTTGACAAACAAATAACCAAAAGTCCATACTAACCGCCACCACAAGATTAACTAAGGCTTCAAATGACTAAACCCTCTAATTGGATCAACGTCCTGCCCCTCAATGAATGGACAGCTTTCTATGATCAGAACGGGAATAAGGAAGTTACTTTTAAGCTGGAAAGCTGCGAAGTGCTTTCAGAAGGCCCTGAATATGTTATGCGGGCTACCTTGCCGGGCAACAGCGAGGGCTTCACGCCTCTCAAGTTGTTCGGCGGCCTGGATCCGCTGCCTATCAGCAAGAACCTATCCATCCGCCTGCACATGCCAATCGAATTCCATAACGTGCCAGGCGTGGGCCTATCCCCCAAGATGGTCTATATCTTCCCGCGCGGTTGCCGCGTCCAGGAATACAAACCGAATGGAAATCAAGCAAGAAGGGGCGGCTGATGTTTGTCTACTACCAGACGAACCAAAAATCTAAGTGGAAGTTCGTACTAGAGTCCGAAGCTGCTTTATCAAAATTAAAAGAAGAGCAAGTGCCGATGCAGTCGGTGCTATCGATCAAAGAACCACTGGATGCCGACGACGATAAACATGGCCGAAGTTATAAGGGCCCGTTCTATGCGGACATCGATGTCGACGGAGACCCCGAGGCTGCGATCAACTCAGCCATCAAGTTTGCAGATAAGTTAGAAAAAGAAGGTATCGACAGCTATAGCGTCTACCTCTCCGGCAAAAAGGGTTTCCACTTCATCGTACCGATGAAGACGTTTGCCAGCGAGAGGCCTGCAAAATCACTGCCACTGATCTATAAAGAATTGGCGTTGGATATGTTCGTCGAAGGCATCGATATGAGTGTCTATAGCGAAGGTAAGCCGCATCTGCTACGCACGGCTAACGTCAAACGCAAGGATAACGGCAAGTACAAAGTACAGATCACCCCTGAAGAGTTGTACAAGCTGACGCCTGAGAAATACAGCCAACTGACCGAACAGCCACGGCCCGAATTCAAACCTCCTGAGCCGAAACTGTCCCTATCTTTCCAGGCTAAATTTGAACTTGCCAGAACACGTATGCAGAAAAAGCAGCGATCGATGGCTAATGTGGAATTCGTGCCGAATGAAGAGTTGGAGAAAACGGTTTCTGAGGATGGCTCACTACCTCGTTGTATTCAATTGCTGATCGAGCAGGGCGACACTAAGTCTGGCGCGAACTTCAACCAGGCGACGATACAATTTGCCACCTTCATGGTTAAGGCGGGCGTTAAAGACTGGCTCACGCATGCCAAGACCATGGCCAAAAATGTTAAGTCATCCAGTTACAGCAGTGAGCACGCAAGACTGATGGAACTGAAGAAGATGGTCAGTTACGTTGCGGGGTCGCCTCAGTACAAGTTCTCAAAGGCGATGCTGTTTTCAGTGATGGAGCCTTGCCGGGACTGCGCTATTTGTAATGGTACGGTTGAGGACGGTACCGTTGTCCCTGAGGATTACGAAGAGTACAGCGAGATATCAGAAACGCCAACCGGCTACTACATCGGCCAGGGCAAATCACAGCGGCAACTGACGACCTTTACGTTGGATGTTATCAGCCGGTTTTGCGTGCCCTCAGATGACGAGGATGAATCCGAAACCCGCGTCGGCTCACACGCCATCGTCAAGATTAACGGCCACAAACGTGACCGAATAACGCTACTGGAAACTGTCTGGAATAGCGGGCGGGATTTCAAGAGTGCCATCCAGGGTAAGAGCAATTATGCCTTCTATGGCACTGATGTCGATTTACAAAAATTGCAAAATAAACTGTTTGCGAACGAGGAAGATATGGGAGAAATTATATACGTCCACACCATGGGTATCCACCGGCACAAGGTCGGTAAAAACCAAACCATACTGGCTTACGTGGAGCCGGGCTTCTCGATGAACTCGCTTAGAGAAAAGAACACGCACGAACTTTGGGGTGTGATGCCCTCACCCCCGAACATACAGGAAGCCACCTACCCTACCCCGAACGATGACCTGAAAGAACTGATCGATAATATGCTCAACTGCAATGACCCGTTAGTCACTTGCACGCTAATCGGATGGATGGCGTTGTGCCATATCAAGGTTCAGTTGACGATGCGGGATAACCAGTTTCCGTTGCTCAATCTTTGGGGGAATGCTGGCTGCGTAGATTGTGACACAGAATTTTTGACGCCGACAGGCTGGAAAAGGATAGCCGATTACGTTGAGGGTGATGAAGTTTGCCAGTGGCAGCCAGACGGAACTACTGAGTTTGTGAGGCCGTTGGATTATATAAAAGCACCTTGCGAGGAGCTTCTCAGATTTACCACTGACAAGGTGGATATGGTTGTTTCTAGAGACCATAGAGTGCCTTATCTTTCTAATTCAGAAGTAAGGACAAGCCCAGCAAAAAAGATATTAAATACTTTCGGAATACAATTGCCTCTGGCAGAGGGTACAGAACATACTGACGCTTCTAAGGTAACAGTGTTCGCCCCCCGCGACGGCCACCAATACTGCTTCACTACGCCATCAACTTTCTGGCTTGCCCGTAGAAGCGGGACAATATTCCCGACAGGCAACTCCGGCAAGTCAGCCCTCAGCTCCCTATTCGCCTACCTGCACGGCATCGACTACATGCTAGAGCATTCACCAATGTCATTGCAGGGCACAACGCCGTGGGCGGTGGCACAGTATTGTGCGACCTCAGAATCGACTGTCAGATTAATTGAAGAGTTCAACCGTAGCGAGATCCGGGCAAGTGCGTATGACCAGTTCACCGGTATGTTCAAAGCAGCATGGAATAAGCAGACCTTTGCCAAAGGCGGGGTAGACAAGGTCAATGCCGGCGGCACTACCCGCCAGGGCGTCAAGGTTATTGAAACCAAGATATCCGCACCGCTGTGCGTGATGTCAGAGCAAGCCCCTGATCGGCCAGCGTTGCGCCAACGCATGGTGCAACTGAATGTCAACAAAGCAGGCCGTGAGCGCGAGGGTGCCGAAGATGCTTTCCATTACTTGACTGATCATAAAGATAAGCTGGCGGGACTTGCCCGGGCGATGGTCTTCGAAAGCCTGCAAACTCACCCTGAAGAGGTGATGAAAACCATGGAGCATTACAAGCAGTTCGTACCGAAAGAAATCGACGCCCGCCCGCAGTTTTCTTATCAAGCAGTTTTAACCGGTGTTTATTTTTTCGGTAAGACTTTGAGAAGTATCGAACTCGATGAAGACTATGTGAAAGAGAAAGTAGCCTTCATGGAAAGCGTCATCATCGATAACCTGAAGGCGTCGCTCAGCGACATCAGGATTGAGAAATCCCGTACTGAGGTTTCGCTGGTGCTGACCACCATGGCGTTGATGGCGAACGCGCACGACCAGCAGGAGATGCAATACAGCCTGGAGCCTGGTGTCAATTACTACTGGGAGGGTGAAAGCCTGTACCTCGACACCACTGTTTGCCACATGCTGTATACGCGATGGGCGCGGCAATCCGGCGACCGTGTGATGATAGGCGCCCTACAACAATTCGAAGTGCTGCTCTCTCAAGAAGACTTTTTCAAGCAGTGGACACGCCACCCGAGCATTGGTGAAGGGGTGCGCAAACTGGCTGAGATGGATGTGGCGACGATGCAGAGTAGAGGTATTGATGTGAGTATGTTTAAGAAGGCAGGGGGTTGAGGCATGAAACACTTAGACTTGTTCAGCGGCATAGGTGGCTTTGCTTTAGCCGCCAAATGGGCTGGAATTGAAACGGTGGCATTTTGTGAGATTGAAGAATTCCCTCGCAAGGTACTCAATAAAAACTTTCCCGAGGTACCTATACACCGGGATATCAGAGAATTAGACGGGAGTGAATATGAAGGAATTGACATTATTACCGGAGGCTACCCATGTCAGCCGTTCAGTGTCGCAGGCAAACGCGCAGGCACGAAAGACGCTCGCCACCTCTGGCCGGAAATGTTGCGAGTTATTGCACAGGCAAGACCCTCTTGGGTCGTTTGTGAAAATGTTACTGGTCATGTCACCCTGGGGGTCGACAAGGTGCTCACTGATATGGCAAGTCAAGGCTACTCCGGAAGGCCGTTTGTTATTCCAGCTTGCGCCAAAGGCGCAAAGCACCGAAGAGACCGGCTATGGCTTGTATTCCACGCCAACAGCGCTGATGCCGTTAGAAGCGACGGACCCTGCAGAGAGGATATTCACACTGAAGAGCGGTCGACTGCGGAAAATGTCAAAGAAAGGAATTTCTGGCTCAGTGAATTGGAGCCAAGAGAGGTTACACCTCGGGCATCTACCTACACCAACTCTTTGCGAGAACTGGATGGGATACCCGACTGGGTGGACAGAAATAAGGCCCTCGGAAACGCCATAGTACCTCAAGTTGCTTACGAAATTTTGAAGGGTATACGCGACCATGAGTAAAATCCCCCTATCCAAGGCCCTAAACAACTCCGGCATCCCCCACGAAATCCCGTGGGCAAGCCAGGTCATCATCACCCTGCCTGACGACTACCTGCCGTTCGACCATCAGTACCAGGGCGTGAACCTCCTGGCTGTCCATGATCGCGGGGGGTTGTTCGATGAGGCTGGCACCGGTAAGACGTTGGCGATGCAGATGAATGCGCTATGGCGGGTGGGCGAAGGCAATAAGGTTCTGGTTTTGATGCCGCCGGTATTGCTGAAACAATTCTACGAGGAACTGCACAGCAAGTTCGTTAACGTGGGCCAGTTCGTGCGGACTGAAATATTCAGAGGCACAGTTGCTCAGCGGCAGAAATTAATCATGCGCTATGCCGAAGAAGGTTGGCCGGATATTTTGTTGATGACCTATGAATTATTCAGAGGTAACAAGCCACGCAGGGTTAAGAACCCAGAAGGCGGCAAAGCCAAAATAGTTCGTAATGAAGGTTACCACGTCGTCACCAAGGCCCAGGGGTACGATGTGATCATCGCCGACGAGGCCCAGGCGCTCAATAACAGCCAGTCTCGCGTACATAAAAAAGTGTATAGCTACATCGGGGGCAAGCAAACCGACCCGCCTGAGTGTGCGCTGGTGCTGGCCACTGCGACACCCAGCCACACCCGGGCGGAGCAATGCTACGGACTGATCCGGTTACTGAATCCGACCGCTTACGGCACCAAGGCTGAGTTTGAGCGGCTGCACATCGAGTACGACCAGAATGTGCCTTATAAGAAAATAGCCGACTACCTGAATCTGGATATCCTCCACATGAACCTGTACGCGCACGCCAGACGGGTTGAGAAATCAGATGTAGCGCCAGACATGCCAGACAAGATCAGCACGTTGGTTCCGATCGAACTCGACCCGAAGCATAAGGCCTTATACAAAAAGCTGCTGAATGAACGGATGCTGGAACTGGAAGACAAGTTTATTGACGCGGTCGATGCCTCAGCATTGCGCCAGATCGCTATGCAGTTAATCACTAACCCTGGAAAATATTCGGACACACCGATCAGGAATACGCTGGACGAATGGCTAGATATGCAGCTTGACGCCATACAATTAGAAACGACAAAAGCCATGGTCGTCATCCATTACAACGAGACCGCTCGCAGGCTCGCCAAACACCTGGAAAAATACAATCCGGTTGTGTTGAATGGCGAAACCAAGGACAAAGACAAAGCCAAGGAATCCTTCCTTACTGACGACAAATGCCGGGTTCTAATTGTCCATTCAAGATCAGGTGGCGCCGGTTCGAACTTCCAGTCAGTCTGCAATAACGTCCTGTTCTACGAGTGCCCGGACAGCCCCGGCGACATTACCCAGGTAGGTGACCGAGTGCACCGCATTGTCGGCACAGATTCAACTGTGAATTTATACTTCGCCTCCGCGATCGGTACGTGGGCTGCGAAGAAAATAAGACAAGTGGTCGAGAAGGCCGCTTATATTAATGAGGTCGTCGGCGATAAGAAAGCGTTGATGGCTGATTTGTTTGATGAGGATTTTTGAGGGTTTTGTTATGGATGTTGAATTAAAAACAGTAGTTACAGTCAGTTCCGAAAGGCTAGTAAAAGAAATGACGGCTACAGAAGTTGCAAGTTTTTGCTCGGCCCTGGCCGATAAGCTTGACGACGATTTCCACTTGAGGGCGCAGGCGGCTGAAAATTTCACCGAAGGACTGTCAGAAAAAGGCTGCAGATTTCTGGCTGAAGTCGTGACTCAACATTTCGCCCGAAATAAGCGCGTAGAAGACTAATCCACCCCCAAATTTGTAAACAAGTAATTGCATAATTAAATCTACTTGTTTACAATGTAACGGCTCTGAAAAGAGAAAATGAAACTGAAGAAAGTAATTTTACTTTAAATATATTGGAGAAATAAAATGGCACTTGCTAAAAAAGCTGTAGTGGAAAAACCTGTCGAAGACGTTGCTGAAGATGTGGTCGGTGAAGTGGAAGAAGTGGCGGCGGATGTGGCCGAACAGACTGCTGAAGTGGTGAAAGAAGTCAGTGAAAATACGGTCGTGGCTACGACTACTGCTACCAAAATAGTACCGGCAGCACCTAAAGGCGGCGAGATGGTCACAGCCGGTCAAGCGGTTAGCTCTATCGACCGCCTGGCCGAGATGGGCTTCAGAGGTCTGAAGATCGACTATTACTCGCACACCAACCTGAAAATCAAAAACGGTTCTTTTTCCACTGACGAAGATGAGTTGGACGAAAAGGAATTTACCTGCACCATCTTGGAAGCCCGGCCTAAATACTCGTATGCTACCGAAGAGGGTGAAGGCGGTGAGCAGGTGTTTAGCTATGACCGAGAAACTGTCCCAGGCGGTGGGTCGTTGGCCGATTTGATCAACGACTGGGTTATCGACGGTGAGATCGAAAATGCCAAGGATGTTATCGTGAAGGAATACTGCGATGCGGTTTTGCAGGTTTATGACGGCACCCTCGAAGACGAAATCGTCGTGGCCTCTGTCTCACCAAGTTCAGTCGGAAAACTTGGCGGATACCAGAGTGCTTTGGAATACAGGGGATTTGATACCCGCGAAAAGATGCTTTCAGTAGTTACTAAAGTTAGCGTCGGAAAGACTGTGTCCAAAGGCAGTAAGTCCTGGAACCCTTGGAAATTTTCCTTTGTCAAGACCCTGTAATATTTGACAGCAGCGTAAACCAATGGCCGCTGGTGACGGCGGCCATTTTTTCAAACTAAGAGTAACTAAGAATGCCTGATCTATACCCCGATCAAAAAGCAATTGTTGACGATATCGTTAAGTTTTATCAGACGCCGGGTCAACTATTGTTCTGTCTAACTGGCTGGGCAGGCACCGGCAAATCTTTTACCATTCAACGGGCGATAAAAACTCTTCAACAATTGCACCCTGGCCTGCGCGCCTGCCTAACTGCGCCTACCAATAAGGCCGCCAAAGTTTTACGTTCTATGGCGGCAGAGTACGGCCTAGCCATCGACTGCATGACAATCTATTCGTCCCTTGGCCTTGTCCTCGATAACAATGATGAGGTTAAGTACACCAAGAAAATGCGTGAGGGCGGCTTCAAGGATATGGATGTCGTTGTCATTGACGAAGGATCGATGGTGAATAAGAACGTCACCAGCAAAATACGTGAGGCCGCTCAGATGTATGGCGTTAAAGTCATCGCAATGGGGGATGAATTTCAGTTGCCTCCTGTTAAAGAGTCCGTGGCCAGTCTGTTTGCCGAGGCTGACGTTAAGCGGCATTTGACTGAAAACCGCCGTCAGTGTGACGGTAACCCAATTCTCGAATTATGCAGTTCGTTGCGCCAGGATATCATTGACGGCACTTGCCGTGCCCAATTCAAAACCAATGTCAATGAAGACTTGGATATCGGCATACATGCGCTTAACGGCGAGGATTGGTACGACTGGATCAAGTTGAATTTTGTTTCCGATCAGTACAAAGAAGACCCCGACTCATTTCGAATATTGGCCTACACCAATAAGCGAGTAAACATGCTGAACAAGGCTATTCGAAGATTGTTGGTCGGGGAAACTGTTGAACCTTACACCGTCGGTGAGCGCGTCATTACACGCCACCCGCTATTTCAAGATATGACTGAAGCAAACCCTTTGTTGGTGGCCAACACCGATGAAGAATTGACCGTACTTCAAATATACGAAGACAACCATCCGCTTTACGCGCACATGAACGAAGAGTTCAAAGTGTGGACAACCACATTGAAGGCGGACAGTGGCGGTGTCGCCGAAGTTTATATCCTTCACGAAGACAGCCTCGGCGACCACAAGCGCATGCTGAATAAACTCAGCAAAGCTGCCTACGGCGGCGCGCCGTGGCGGCATTTCTGGGACTTCAAGGATTCTTTTGCGGACCTGCAGCCGCCTCACGCCATGACTATCCATAGAAGCCAGGGTTCTACATACGAAAATGTTTTTATCGACGTACGAAATTGCTATAAAAACCCTAAGGCCAGAGAGAGAAATCAACTTCTCTATGTCGGGTCTTCTAGGCCCAGCGAAAATTTGATAGCGCTGCGGAGATAGGCTATGAGTTTGAAACACTTAGATTTATTCACGGGCATCGGAGGCTTTAAAATAGCTGCCGAGTGGGCGGGATTTGATACCGTTGCTTTCTGCGAGATCAATGACTGGTGCGATGAGAATGCTCTAAAGGCTAACTGGCCGGATACGCCTAATTTACGAGACATAACTAAACTGTGCAGAAGAGTACATCATAATTTAGACGAAACAGGACAACATAATGACCCAGACTACGATCCCGACGAGGGCTACATCGAATGCAGCAGATGCAGTGGAAAAGATTACAGAAACGGAGGCAGAGCAAACATTGACGGGTGGATTGACTTCGGAGACTGCGAGTGCATCGGCTCAGACGAATTTATCGACACCTTTGGCGGTGTTGATCTCATTACGGCGGGCGTGCCATGCCAACCTGCGAGTATCATCGGAAAACGAAAAGGGCTTGAAGACAGTCGATGGCTATGGCCCGACACTTTCAGGGTCATCGAAGAACTCGAACCCACTTTCGTCGTCTGCGAAAACCCTCCTGGAATCCTCACACTCGACAGCGGGGATCGTTTCGCCGAGATCATCGAAAGGTTTCAAGAAGCAGGGTATGGCGTTTGGTGGGAAACTATACCCGCTTCAGCCGTTGGCGGGGGTCATCGGCGGGAAAGGGTCTGGCTTGTTGCCTACTCCTGCGGCAAGGGACTGGAAGGACACGCCGGGAATGGCTACCCACACGCAAAATCACGACGGGAGTTCGAGAGTGCGTTTAGACCAACTCCACCGAAAACTGTTTTTCCTTTGCGGGACTCCGAGTCGTGGTGGAAAGATCAATTTCCGTTACCGGTTGTGGTTGATGGGGTACCCGATCCAGCATTTTACAAATAAGCAGTGATAGCCACCGGCAACGCTATCGTCCCACAAGTTGCTTACCAAATACTTAAACCAATTGCGGAGCTATTAAACCAATGATTTTACTAGACGCCAAAGCCACCATGTACCACGCCTATCACATCGGCGAAGACCCTGATGCCATCTCAACTGCGCTTGATAACAACATCAACACCGCCGCATACGGGTTCAACCAGTGGATGGAGCGTTATATGCTCCCGATCCTCAACATGCATGCGCCGATCGACATCATAGCTTGCCATGACGGGGGTACAGACTATCGTACTGCTATTTTGCCTGAGTACAAGCAGACTAAATCCCGCGTCGAGCGTGATCCTGAGCAGAAAGTTCAGACGGACATAATGCTCAAGATGATAAAAAATTTCCTCGCGGCGATCGGCGCTACCCAGGCTTATGTTGAAGGCGTTGAGGCTGACGACATATTGGCTTATTTCTGCCAGACAATGAAAGACCCTATCCTGATTTACACTGTCGACCAGGACATACTTCAACTTCAAGGCCAGTACGACCACGTTCAAGTGCTGCTCAAATGCGAGTACCAAGACACTGGCGAATGCAATGGCATCCCGCACAAATTCACCTCACTAGCCAAATCTATGCTCGGCGACTCCTCCGACAACTATAAAGGCGTCACCGGTTTCGGCCCGAAGAAATGGGATAGGCTGGTTGACACTATCGGCTACGATGGCATTGAAGAAATTGAACAGTGCGTTAAAACCAATCAATACGACGATATCCGCGAAGCTCTTGAGTGCGAGCCAAACCAGGCCTTGCAATTGCTCTATGACAATCGTGAAGAGTGGCGAGTAGGCTACCGCCTGGCTATCCTCCACCCTGAACTTTGCTGGAAGCCTCGCAACAAAAAGCTCACCAAAATTCAATGGTTCAAACGCCTGCCGGACGGTGCCAAGGTTAAAAACATCTTCAACGCAATGGGTTGCTCTGACCTGATTGCAGACGAAGCAATCTCAAAGTACCTGCCTGAATGTTTTCCGATCATCGCCGAGGATGTGGATGACGACTTGTTCACGCAGTTCGAAGCCGCCTGCCTGGAATCGCCGATCGTCTCATTTGATTATGAAACTTATCCGTCTGAAAACGCAATGTTGGTCGGCGCTGACGGTAAAGATTATGTGGATGTGAAAGAAGCGTTAATCGCCGGTGTGTCGTTCACTTACGGCACCAACCTGCAAAGTACCATCTATATCCCGGTCAACCATAACAGTGACGGTAATGTTCGCGTCGAAGTTATCGGTAAGCTGCTGAAGATTGCCGAGCGCTGCTCGAAATTGGTTGTGCAGAACGCCTTCTTTGAGATTGCAGTGACGCTCACTAATCTGGACTTCTGGCTGGGCCGGGTTGTCGATACCGCGTTGATGGCGTCTTACGTTGATGAGAACGAAACAACTGGTTTGAAAGATTCGTCAAAGCGTGAGTTGGCCCACACCCAGGCCAGTTACGCAGAAACAGTCGCTGACCCGGTTACCGGCGAAATGCGCACAATGGACCAACTCAGCCTCGATGAAGTGTTTTCTTACGGCTGTGACGATGCCACCTGCACCGCGCATCTGTGGGTGCTGCGTAATATCATCATGCAGATTGAAGGCACTCTGGATTTCTTCATGGAAAACCAAACCTTGTCACAGCATGCCCTGGTCGATGCTTATTTAACCGGCTGCGAGATTGACTGGGATGCGCTTGAAGTCCAGCACCAGAAAGATTTGAAAACCATCGAAGTTAAGATGGCTGAAATGCGGAATCTGCTGTCTGAAAACTGCGCGTCTACACAGCCTGGCGGCGGCAGTAGTTTAGTCAAATCAGAGACTGACTACATAAAAGCCAAAGCCTACGACACGGCTACCAAGAAGCTGATCAAAGACGGCATCGATACCACGTCTGAGGAAGGTATGCAGGTACTTGCCGCCGCCAAAAAGCAGGCCGTGGCTAAATATTCCGAAGAGTGCTTGGCTGCATCTGCCTACACGACTTACGAAACTACTGAAGAGCCGCCTGAATTCCTGCCGACTGCTGGCCAGTTCAAAGCCTTAACCGAAAAGCTCGAGTTCGAGCCGCCTTTAGAGAAAGTCTCTCGCAAAGCCATTAGCGAGTGGCTGGCCGAAGTAACACAAATCGATGTCGATGATGACCATGACGACCGGGCTGAACTCACCAAAGACCAGGCGCTATTCACCACGTTGCTGGCGCGCGCTGCCGACGACCTGAAAAGCCGCGAAGGTGACCAGTACCAGCACTTGATGGCTTTCTGTGTCCGACATTCCGGTGTACAAGGTAAAGTTACCTCTACTGGCGATGAACTCAACACCGGCTCGTCAAAGCAGATGCAGCAACTGCTGTATTGCAAGCTCAACTTGCCGGTACGCAACTGCGGGTTCCCGACCAAAGGTTCGTTCCGCGATGTCAGTGGGCTGCAAGGTTCTCCGCAGACGGACGCGTTGGCAATACAAACAGCGTTGGCTGAGGATACCCAAGCCGAAGAAGACGCCTGGAAGAAGTCAATTCTGGAAGCATTGCTCGAAGTCAAAGAGGCTTCAACGCGCTGCAGCTTCTACCACGACTCCTACCCTGGCTGGAAACACCCAACGGATGGGCGTATGCACCCGCAGATACGAGATTGCGGCACTGTTACCCGTCGACCTTCTGCTACTAAGCCGAATATATTGGCAGTCAGTAAACACCAGCAGGAAGGGGTGATGCGGTCTATCTATGTACCTTATGGTGAAGACGAACTGATTGTGTCGATCGATTTTAAACAGCAGGAGCTTTGTATCACCGCGTCTGAGAGCGGCGATAAGAATTTGATATCCTGCTACGTTGGCGATAACAAGCGCGATGTTCACTCGATGACGGCAGCAGGTATCGCCAAAACGACTTACGAGAAGTACATCGAAGCGTATGACGACGACGAGCATGAGGATCA